AGCCCATTGCAAAAATCATTGCTGTTTCTTTTATCCATCTAACCATTGTCCGCCCTCCCTAGATATTCCATCGTGTGGCTACACTCTGGCACACTCTCCGCACAATTGCAAGAACTGAAACTCTTCAAGTGCTTGGGGCAATTCTCTCCAGTTTGAAAAGCGTTATAAATCTCTTCCGCCTCTTCTTCACTATCTGCCGAAATCTCGACTTCTTCACAAACTACTAACGCCCTAAAGTTCTTCACGCTTTCGCCTCCATTGTCTGCAAGATTTCGCCCTTGTCATTGGTTAGCACAATCTCACCAATTGCCCAACTGCTTTTGGTGTCTTTGTGTGCCTTGTCCATAATGTGGCCAATGGCCTCCAGTGTGGCAACATCGTCACGACTTGCCCAAACTGTTTTGGTGTTTGTCTTTCCGTTTAGCTTTGCTTTTAGTGTGTATGGCTTCAACATTGTTTTACCCTTTCTTTATGTTGTAATCAAAAGTTAGCACAACGGGCAAACACTTGTCAAGCATTTTCTAAAAAAAGTTTTTTTCTTTTTCAGCTTGACAATCTCCAAAACCTCCCCTAATGTTTTCAACGGGTCGAGTGCTTGAAACTTCTTCCCCCTTTCTTGTTTCAAGCACTCGACTTTTTTTATGCCTGAGATGGATCACTAAGAAAAAAACCCTGAGATAAAAACCGCTCAAAAAACCAGAGACAAATTCGTGTCGTGGAATGAATTTGTTCCAGACCTAATTCTCTCTCTCTAACTATTAGTAATAATAATATATATATATATAATCTAGGAGAGAGAGGGCTTGTAAAAATCGCCTTTTTGAACCGTATTTGCACAATTCTGCGTACAAATTCGTCTAAATAATCGTATTTGCACCAAATCCCAAAACACTACAACGCTATACATTACATAAAACGCTATTTCAAAATAGTATTTCTGCAGCGAAATAAAATAGTGTATAGTGTTGTAATGTTTTCAAGTTGCGTACAAATTCGTTTATTTGAACGAATTTGCCCAATTACTTGACAACATAATTACAAACCGTTATAGTCAAAACTAGGTACAAAGAAAGGGGCAAAAAATGCCACAACTAAAAGTAAACAACAGAGAATTCAACATTGAATTCGATGGCTCAATGCAGGGGTTCAGAATGAATGCCAGTGAATGGGACGGTTCCAATTGGCAGGATATCGAGTATTTCACTTGGGATATTCAGCGAATTGGGCAGACACAATTCGAGGCTCTATGCGACTTGTCCAGTGAGCTATTCAGAGAGGCAGTTTATGCTGAAGATTTTGCCATAACTCTTGGCGTTGATATCCGTTTCTCTGATGATGTTGATTGCAGAGATTGTGACTATTTCGGAAACTATTCAGAGATGGCAGAAGTAGATGATGAGTATCTCTGCCTAGATTGCGAGGCAAAATAATGAAATCACTACAACCACGACAAACTGAATTCGGCTTAGGCGTATTCGAGGGCTTAGAGATAGTAGCGGTATATAAGCCAAACTATTTGCAGTCACCAGAGGATATTGGTGCTGAACTTGAGCCAATGCAGGTACAAGCGTGGAAACAGAGTTACTGGTGCTATGCAGACTTGACTATCCAAGCCCGTTTCGAGGGAATGATATTAGGTGAGATCGAGAGAGAGAACTTTATCTATGGACAATTTCCAGACCCTGACACTCGGCAATTGCTTGATTTCAGCGAACACAACTTTTGGCAACCGGTGAGAGATGAACTGATTGAAGATAACCAGCACAAACACGCCATATTCGAGGCTAAGGCTTTTTTGAATAGGGCAAAGAAACTAATGGAGGCAAACTAATGAACACACAAGTAACACTGACTGGCTTAGTTGCGACTACGCCTAGACAAACCAATGGACAAACCCGTTTCAGGCTGGTAACAGTCGAGGGCGAGGGAAACGACCACCTAGCTAGTGATGGTTCATCACACAGCACAAATTGGTTCACCATAAAATGCCCTGTTTCAATGGCAGACAATGTTTTACAGTCAATTCAGAAAGGCAACAGGGTAATTCTCACTGGAGATTTGCAAGTCAATGAATGGGACAATGGCGAAATGACTGGCACAACAGTTGAGATAGTCGTGTCTGCAATTGGCTACGACCTAACCTATGGCGTTTCAGAGAACACGAGAATATTCAAAACGGAGGATAACTAATGAAAACAGTGAATGACTTAGTGGCTAAAATGCTTGAGCTTTTTCCCTATTCAAATATTGAAGAAGATAGAAATGGCGAGCTAATTGTATATACAGCCCTAACAGCCGATGAAAGTGAAAATTTGGTTGAGATCGATCAAGACACGCAACTGGAAAACAGTTGGGAATTATGGGAGGAAAGCTAATGCAGATATTAGATATTTGTGATGATTTTGCACCCGATACCCTAGCCCCTGATGAGGGTGATGGATTTGATTACACGCTAATTTGTTCCAGTTGTTTCTGGCACAAAGACGACCATAAGAAAGGATAACTAATGAGTGAATACACGCCAACAACACCTGCAACTGCCGAGGCTTTTGACTATGGCTACGCAAAGGGAATTGAGGACACGCTTTACGACCTACAAGCGATATACCCCGAAATCAAGAACAGCGACCTATGGAAAGAATACATAGAGAAAGGCGTAAGACAATGATAAGCAAAAAGTATGTATTTATTTATAGCTACGACCACGAGTACGACAAGACACCCGTTGTCGAGGTATTTGAAACTGAACTAGACACAGACACCGGTTTGGATCAAGTAGGCACAATGGTTGAGCAACACAAGTTCACAGATAGTGAGTGCCACTGGATTGACAACAGAGAAGGCAGAACATTCTTAGGGCAGTCAAGCTGGTACGAGATATTGACAACAGAGGACAATTGGCAAACCCAATTCCCCGAAACTATTGTGCAGAAGTTAGAAAGTCTGCCAGAGTACGAAAGGTTAGAGATATGAGAACAGTTAGGTTATCTGGCAATGATTTTGCCGAGATAAGGCGAATTGTCGAGTTATATGTTCTTGAATGGGAACTACTAGGCAAAGAGCCACCAGAAGAAGCACAGACACTATATAGAAAGTTGAGAAATCAATGAAGGAGTATCTGGTAGTGATAATGCTTGAGGGAACTTTAGATATGAGCGTATTTGCCGAGAGTAGAGAAGAGGCAGAGGAAATAGCACAGAACACTAAGTTCCACTTGGATCAAGTTCACGAGTGGGACACAACAATAACCATAACCGAGGAGGAATAATGGTTGAGATAGCACAACACTTAGGACACAAAATCTATGTAGCCAGATATGGATATGCAGATAGCACACACCACCACGCAATTGAATGTATGGATTGTATGGAGATAATCATTGACGATGAAGGAGAAGAATAATGCGAGGATATGTTGAAGCACTAGAGAATGCACAAATTAGTAACCCTAACGCTGGCTATGACGAGGTTATGGAGAACTACTACGAGGCGATTGATATCGCCAGAGATAATGCCAAATACGAGCCAGAGGAGGACGACTAATGGGATTAGACCAGAGTTTCTACCTAAGAAAATGGGTTAGCTCGATTGACTGGATCAAGACCAATGGAGGCGACTTAGTTGATAATGATGAATATGACAAGCTCACTTATCACTTTATGCCAGAGGATATTGACAAGCACGCTAGGCACAAGTCTGCACACATTGAAGTCAAGCTAATTGACTTGAGAAAGCTATATCCGCTTGAAGAGTGGTTAGACGCCAATTGTGAGTTTGCAGAGGGCAGAGATGAATTCGAGATCTCGCTGGACGAGTTTGAGAACTTAGCCAAAGCTTGTAGAGAAGTTGTGCAAGCGTCAGAGAGAGGGCTTGAAGATGAATATTTCACAAACCGCTTTTTCAACTATTTCGGAAGTGTGAGAGATTACACCACAAGAGATATTGAGTATTTCGTGGAACAGCTTGACAAGCTTGCCGATTGCATTGACGACACACTGAAGCTAACTAAGAGAGATGGGTTTCACTACGAGATCAGGTATTCGAGGAGCTACTGATGGAATATACATTCTTTACATACAACGAAAATGGCTATGCAGTCGCTGAAGCGTATGTAGGCAATAATCAACCAGTTCACACGCTGAAGCTACCGTTGCAAGAATTTTATGCAGAAGAAGTTGCATATCTACTTGACAACGAGGACTGGATGGACGATGCTGAGAATTATGAACACTATAAAGAGATGAACTGGAATGGTTTCACAGCTGGTGACACACCACCGCTCGTGAAATGGTGGCTTGCAAGCCTCCCCACACCAACAAAGAAACAAAGGAGAGATACGTGGATAGAACCGAGCAAGAGTATGCCCTTATGGAGATGGCTACTTGGATTGATACGGTGGCTAAGACTGAGTTAGAACTTGGGCTGGCTACACACACAGCAAAGATTGCACTCGATCAGGCGATTGACTTTATTGAGAGAAACATTGCTGAAAACCCTGACAGGCACAAAACTGTCGTTCAACTAATGAAAACAAGAATAAAGATTTCGGAGAAACTATATGAATAAGCAAATACTAAACGATGTAATGGTTGAGGTATGGGACGCCGAGAATGGCGTTGATATGTACGATGACGACCTAGACAATGTTGATTTGAGATTGACCGTCTATAAAGCGTATGACAGCAACTACACCGAGGACTATATGAGTATGTATAAGTCAGAACAGTTGGGCGTGGATCAGTTTGCCGAGGCTATGGGCAGAGATATGGAGAGTGCCATTGGGTTTACAGAGTGGATGACTGCACTGTATGCACTAACCCAATACAACTTCCCCAAAGATATTCAGAACTTTATTATCTACACAATTGCCGAACAAGAAGGCGTTACCGTTGGAGAGATTGAGCAGATGATCGCACACGAGAAGAATGAGTTAGCAAAGCTAGGGGTTTGACAATGACACAGTTTTACTTTGACACAGATGGCAACTATGGCGAGGCCGATGACTTGATCATTGCTCACACAGACCAGTTTGATGAAGATGACTGGGCAATGATTGAGCAAGCACCAGCTGACCTAAGAATTCACGTTGTCGAATTGATTCTAAAGACTAAGACAGGCACACAGACAAGGACACTAAAAGGATTATGAGTACCTACGATGTAAAGGTGACCGGTGATCTCAACAAGGTCGGAACATTCCTAGCAGACTTGCTGGAGCGACAGATAACACCTTTGAACCTGAAATACCACAACCTAAAGATTGATGACCTAAAGTGGATGACACTTGAGAATGGCTCATCAGAAACTAACGGGCGAATTCACGTCCACGAGGACAAGATCAAGAGATTGCACTTGACCCAAATAAACACACAATACAGAATAAAAATTACAGCAAAGAAAGTAGAAAACAAATGAACCTAAGCACACAGGCAAAGAACGCATTAGACCGAGTAGTAAACACCCACGTTTCTTATAAAATCGCCAGAGAGGGCTTTGAGCGTGAGTTACAGGCAGAACTACAAGAGAAGCTAAAAGAGTTTGTTGAGCAACGCAACAGGGCTGTGATTATGGCTGATAAGGCTGGAGTGCCGAGAACACAAATTGGCAAGGCAATGGGAACAACCAATTACAGAACTGTGCAAGAGATACTAGAGGAAGCTGCTGACAGCGTGGACTTTGTCGCTGGTGAGAATGATAACTGGGCGATCAATAAGGTCGAGAACGGCTATGAGCTTTCGATTATTGAGCTAGGTGCAGGAGCGGTTAGCGGTACAGCAATTGTGCGTGTCAATGACGGAGAGCTGGAGTTTGTTCAGGGAGATCCGTTTGTAGTGCCACAGGTTTACCGCAACAACATTGCACCTGAGATCATTCAGGCGATTGCTTGATTTTGGCATAGCTTTCTCACTTTTTGGATTACCTTTACTTGCTGTTGCCTATGGATTTATATCTCACTACATAGACAGCAAGAAGTATCCAAAGGTTGAGCAAAAGCAAACAACTGTAAGCAATGACAACCTTTACTTGAAACAGGAGCCATACAACCGTTATGACGGAGGAGATTACAACCACGCTGAAACCCTATGATTATCAGGAGCGTGATATACAAAAGATAATCAACAACGATGGAACTGGGATCATCGCAACACAAGTTGGTGGAGGTAAGACCTTAGTAGCAATTGAAGTTGCCAGAAGACTGAGAACTGAAACCAATATGGTAATTGCACCTAAGGGAACTCACAAAAGAGCTTGGGAGAAAACGATCAAGCGACAGATACCAGAAGCTAAGGTGAAGTATGTAAACAGCACCAAAGCTGGTAAAGAAGCTTGGGATGACTTAGCCAATGAAGTGCCTAGCTGGTACATATTGTCGCCAGAGTATTTTCGCAAGTTCCACTGGGGATCTGTGAAGCCGGACTTTGCAGTGTTTGATGAAGTTCACAGAGCTAGTAACCGCAAAGCTAAGACTTCCACAGCCTTGTCCACGCTAAAGGCTAAGAGCAGACTTGCTATGAGTGGAACAATAGCTGGAAATAAGATAGAAGGTTTCTGGTCTGTGCTTAGGTGGGTCTATCCCGAAATAGCTGGCAGAAGCTTTTGGAAGTGGGTTGATAAGTATTGCATTACTAAGTTTGATCCATTTGCTGGCAAGGTGATTGCTGGTGAGAGAGTTGCAGGAGCAATTGTGGACTCGATCCCTTGCTACATTCGCCATCTAAAGAGGGAGCGTTGTTGCTCATTCCATCCTGAGGGTATGGATGCCGAGCTACCTAGAGTTGTGCAAGAAGAAAGAGTTGTGCAGTTATCTCCAGAGCAGAAGCGTATCTACAAGAAGTTTGAGAAAGACTTGCTTGTGTTCTTGGAAGGTAACCCGATGGTTGCTGAGGTGCCAGTGGCAAGCCGAATTCGACTGAGACAGATAACTCTGGGAGTTCCGACAGTCACCGATGAAGGTGAGGTTACCTTTGCTGAGGATTGCAAGTCATCCAAGTTGGACGAGCTGAAGTCAATTATCGAGGACTCGCCAGATGGTGAGCCAATGCTGATCTTGACTCACTCTCAGAAGTTTGCTGAGGTTACTGCTAAGCGATTAGGCGAGAAAGCGTTTGAGTGGTCTGGTAAGAAGTCTCAGAAGCTGAGAGATGAAGCATTAGAAAAGTTTATTGCTGGCGACTTGCAGTACATAGTTGCAGTGATTAGTGCCATTGGTGAGGGAACTGATGGCCTACAGGAGCGTTGCTCCACCGTAGTTTGGCTAAGCCGAGATGACAACCGATTGCTCAATGAGCAAGCAGCTGGTCGTTTAGATCGTCAAGGTCAGAAATCTTCTGTGACTAGTTTTGACATTATCGCAGAGGACACATATGATGAAGGACAGCTGAGCAAGTTGGTGCTTGACCAGTTGAAGATGAACCAATCACTAAGGAGAGAAGATGAGCAGGATAACTGAATTTGATGAGGCTGAGATACCAGAGATCAGATCAAGAGTGCTAAGTATGGATGAGGCGGCTCACCATTACTACAGTGCATATAAAAGAGGATTAGCAGAAGGCAAGAGAATAGCCAAGCAGGACATTGCAGAGGCTAAAGATCAGCTAAAGAAAGAAGCAGGCAATATGCCCGGACCAGTTTTTATGGGCGTATTGAACTGGCTGAACGCTTTAGAGTCTAAGTACTAATTTTAGATTTTGGTATGTCATTAGATAGTTAAGCTGATATTATATGCCAAACTATTTTGATGGCTCCTAAAATTCGATTAGACGAATCTGCACTATGGAAATCAAGAGATGCTCAACAAAAATGGAGAAAGCTCGTTGAGGAGCAACACAAACTTGATAGCACAAAGTGCCAGATCCTACCAGAGCCATTCACAGACTTCCCACAAATTATTAGCGATGACCACGCTGAAGAGCTGTGTCATAAATGTCCGTTGCTAAAACTATGCTACGACTATGCAGTAGCCAATGATGAGACTTGGGGTATTTGGGGTGGCGTAAATTTCACAGACGCAACACAACATATACAGGAGTAAGATTGTCACTCATACTTGAGGCATTCAAAAAATTACAAGAAGATAAAGAATTAGATTGGACAAAAGAAGCAGCTTGTGCAGAGACAGATCCGGAAGCATTTTTTCCAGAGAATATGTACTTTGCAAAAGAAGCAATAGCAGTGTGTAACAGTTGTCCAGTTATGGATCAATGCTTGAACGAAGCCTTGAGCATGGAAAACCCAGCAGGAGTCTGGGGTGGAGTTGACTTCACAGTTAGAAGTCGTACAAGTGGAAGAAGAATAAATGAAGCAATCAGACTTCGACTCAGCGGACTTAGCCCTAAGGCTGTTGACACAGAGATCAGAAAGAGATCTACAAAAAACCGTTGGGGCTAGTCAGATTGGTGATCCTTGCACTTACCACTTAGCTCAAGCGATGTTGCCTCGTGAAGATGAGGAGCACGAGAGTACTTATTGGCTAGGTGCAAAGATTGGCACTGCCATTCACTACTTGCTTGAGAGTCTTGTTGAGACTGCAGACTTAGATGAATTCCCAGAGCTAAAAGGTGCAAAGGTGGAAGAGAAGATTCACTTAGGCACAATCGAAGGCTACGGGGAAATAAACTCGAAGCCAGACTTAGCACTTGTAGAAGAGAACCACTTGATCGACTGGAAGACAACAAGCAGGGCAAAGAGTAAGAAGTTGCAGTTTGCTTTTGATTATCCAGACAGAGCCGATGCAGACTCTCTCTACACTGTGCAGAAGTACACAGCACAGACTCAGCTTTACGGTTGGGGATTGAATAAAGCAGGGATCCAGATAGACAAGCTAAGCCTTGTGTTCATAAATAGAGATGGCACATCAAGCAAAGATATCTGGGCAACAACATTTGATTATTCCGAAGAGTATGCACTTGCAGTTTGGGAAAGATTTGAAAATATCTGGACTTTGCTACAAGATTATGCAAACATGGAGGATATGGCGAGACACCCAAGTTGCTTCAAGTGTAAATCGAGCAACACGCCGAGTCTCATCATCACGTAAGACAAATACGTGCTAACTTAATACCACACGACACGAGGAGGTTGAATTGTCGGAAACTAAGTTCCCAGCTTTGGCGTTCGCAAAGGCGATCAAAAAAGCGGAACAACTAAACACACCTAAGTCAATTTTGATTTACGGTGACCCAAAGAACGGTAAGACTTGGTTGGCAGCTAGTGCCAGCGAGATTGCCGATCTAAGTCCAGTTCTACTAATTGACGTTGAGGGTGGAGCAAGTGCTATCGCCCGTGACTGGAAAAATGTAGACGTTCTAGCTGTCGATACGCACGAACAGCTAGATATGGCAATCGAGCAGCTAGTGAATGAAGAGCACGGCTACAAGACTGTCATCATTGACACCTTGGGTGTTGCAATGGATAGAGCAGAGAAGGTCTTTGAGCAGAAGCCTGAGAATATCAAAAACACTTTTGGTAAGTGGGGCGATCTCAAAGAGTGGGCTAACGATGCGATTCGTAAGCTACACCACGCACCTTTTATGGCTGTGTTTATTGCACACGCACAAGATGAAAAGGATCAGTCAACAGGCTCAGTAAAGACTGTGCCAATGTTGCCGGGATCAATGCGTAGCACACTACCTGCAATCCCAGACATTATTGGTTATATGACCAGTGAGAGGAATGAGGATAGCATCAAGCGTTCCATCATTTTGCAGGGAAGTGATCGACTTGTATCAGGTAACCGCTTTGGTCTACCAGCCCGTATGCAAGATCCATCGATGAAGAAAATCATCACAACAATTGAGAAGATAGGAGAAGCTAAGAAATGAGTTTCACAATCAATGTACCTGAAGATGCAGGTACCACACAACCACAGAGCGACCTCGGTCCTCTACCAGCAGGTACTTACGCTTGCACAATTTACGATGCAACTGCCGAAGAGGTTCGCTCTGGAGCAAATGCAGGCAAGCCACGTTGGAACGTCCAGTTCCGAGTAACCGAAGGACAGTACGAGAACCGTCGTCTATTCGCTTACATACCACTTTACGTTGCCGGAGACTTCTGGAAGACTCAGGCTTTCTTTACCGCACTTGGCTACGATGTCAAGGGCGAGTTCAAGGTGCCAGACATCAGAGACGTGCAAGGCAAGTCTGTCGATGTAAAGGCAACTGTGAGGGAAGCAAACGGTGACTACCCAGCAGACAACAATGTCGCTGGATTTATTAAGTCAACCTCCTCATCAAGCTCAGAGTCAAAAGATCTCTGGGTAGACTAACGGGCGGTAGGGGTGCGACTACCATATCAACGCACAGCCCCTGACTGGTGTAACAAGCTTTTCTTGGTTTAGTTTGGTTCGATTCCAAACAGGGGCACAAGGAGGATAATGAAAGCCAAAGATTTTTTTGAGAGCATCTTTGAACAGGGCATGGGATATGCAACTGTTGTTACCAAAGATAATAACGGTCAACCGACTGTGCAGAAGTGGTTTAGTTATCCTGAGCAACTCCAAGATATGGTCGAGTATGCTGAGAAGTTTGAAGACCAAGACGTTTACTTTTCCCCAATTCTTTTTGACGACAAGCGTCGAATAAGAGAGAACGCAAAAGCGGTTTCAGTAGTTTACTCAGATGCCGATACCTGCCACCCAGACAACTTTAGATTGCCACCGAGCATCACTGTGCAGACCAGCAATGGCAGATGGCACGCTTATTGGATGCTAGAGAATGTCGGCGATCCACAGAGAGTTGCCCAGCTCAGTAAAAAGATTGCCTACGCACACAAAGATCAAGGCTGTGACTTATCTGGCTGGAATCCAACAAAGCTATTGCGAGTACCCGGAACTAGCAACACAAAGTATGAAATGCCAGAAGAGGTTTGGGCAGAGGCTAGTGGTTTGGTTTATGGGATCTCAGACCTAGAAGCTGTTTATGTAGATGTAGAAGTAGAGGATGTTCCTGTTGCAGTAGAGAGCAAAGATGCTCCAGAAGATGGACCAAAGCTGATCGATGTGCTTGGCAAGATCCCAGCAAGCGGAAACATTATGGAGCTTTACACCGAAACTCCTCCCCCGACTGCGGATATGTCAAAGAGGCTTTGGAGACTGGAGCTAGAGCTATTTAGAGTTGGCTTGACTCGTGAAGAAGTTTATGTAGTTGCCAAGAACGCAAAGTGCAACAAATACCACCACCCAGAGAGACCACGCAGGATGGATCCCGATGGCGATTTGTGGCGTGAGGTTCAAAGGGCAGAGCAAAGCTACCAGATTATTGACGATGAGCCTTTGGAAGAGATCATTGAGCATCGTGAACAGAAAAAGGAAATCTCTTTTCTTGATGAGCAAGAACGTGAACTTGTAAAAGGCACAACTACTTTTGTAGATAAGTATGTTGAATGGACTCGCAAAAAGACTGATGGTGCTGTTGAGTTTCAGATCGCCAGTGCCTTTACTATTTTGTCTGCTGCCTTTTCTGACACGGGTCACGGGACTCCACGCTACGGAAAGCTTGGACTAAACCTTTGGTTTATGGTGCTGGGTGAAACGACTCTTAGTCGTAAGTCAACATCGAGACAGCTTATGTTGCGAGTCTTGAGAGCTTACGAAAGTTATGTCGGATATCAGATTGACATCGGTTCAAACGTAACTGCAGAAGGTTTGGTAAAGCACCTATCTGGTCGAGATGGAATGACTAGCTTGTTCCACCGAGATGAGGTGCAGGGTATGTTCAAAGAGTTTATGACTAAGACTTACATGGCAAACGCTGCAGATCAGTTTACGGAGCTTTACGATGGCTCTGTGCCAGTTGTTATTCGATCAACTGGAGCATCTAGTGGCACAAGTGCTGTGCAGTCAGACAGAGCAGAGACACACTTCCTGATGTACCTTATGGGTATTACCAGCAAGGTCAGCGAGATCTTGACAGTTGATTATTTCCGCTCTGGTTTCTTGGCGAGGTTTCTTTACGCTGTGGCTGATGCTCCACCAAGAACTTTTGAAAAAGAAGCGATAGACCAAGCACCGGAAGAAGAAGTCATTGCAGTGCAAGACTTTGAGATGGATGAGATTGTGCGATCTTTGTATGACGCCAAGTTGTTCTGGGAGAAAAAGGGTGCACCATTCCCAAGACCAGTAAGAATGACTGAAGAAGCACTGGAGCGTTTCAATGCCTTCAAGTGGGACATGGGAACTTGGGTAGAGGGACACCCGAACGAAGAAAGTATTGAGCCATCCAGACAGCGACTTGCATTGTCAATTTGGAAGGTTGCTATCTTGATTGCGATGTATGAAAAGTCCTCTGTGGTCGAGACCAAGCACGTTTTGATTGCGATCAACTATGCAGAAGGATGGTTTGAGTCTTTGGTCAGGATGGCTAATTCGATCAGCGAGTCCGAGTGGCAAAGAGAGCTTGATTCCTTAGAAGCCTTTGTAACCAACAAAGGTGGCAAGGTCAGGTTCGATGAAGCGTTCCGTAGGTTTGGATCTAAGCGTAAGCGTGAATTTGACGAAATGATTGAGTCGCTTAGGTCGCAAGGAAGATTAAGAATGTATGTAGACACAAACAAGACATATTTGGAGACACAATTATGAAACTACAAGAGAAACTAGCAGCGATAGCTTTGGCAATAAACATTCGTGATAACGGATCTTCAATGCAACCAGACAAGCTAAAGGAAAGCCTAAAAGAGCTGAACAAGTATCAGATGTTTTCGATCAGACAGATAGGCAACATTGCAGACAAACCAGCAAGTAGCCTCTACCGCTTTTTGCAAAAAGAGGATAGATATGGCGGAAAGCTAAACCCTGCACACTTAGAAACACTTAGGTCACTGATCTTCCAGAATGATAGGGGAGAGGTTGATTATCACGCAGCTGGCAAGATGGTAAAGGAGGGGACTAGCATTGACACCATTCACAAGTTTACGAATATCCCAAAGTCGACAATCTACAGGAAGTGCAAAGATGTCTAAGTTAGTTTCTGTGGATCCCGGAGTGACTACTGGGGTTTCGTTTATCTCTTACGATGACGACAGCGTTCAGCTTGAAGAGGCATTTCAGATCGGAAATGGTCGAAGAGGCTTTATTGACTTTTTATATCGAGAGATCAAAAACCCTTCTATGGATGTGGAAACCTTTGTGTGCGAAGACTTTATTCTTAGACCCGGAGTGCATGGTGCAAACATTGAGCCAGCTTTTATAATCGGTGCCATGGAAGGGATCCTAGAAAACTACAAAGTCAACATGCAAGAAGCAGGTTTGAAGAAGCTTGTAAACGATGAACGACTAAAGAAAATGGGCATGTTTAAGACCGGTTGGCCTCATGCAAATGATGCAACACGACACGGTATAATTTACTTACGGAATAAAAAACATATGCCAACGTTGTTGAAAGGCTGGGACTAAGTGCCCTACTATATCTCAGAAAATCATCCAGACTGCTCAAACTGGGCTGTCGTGAAGACCGACTATGAATTAGTTGCTTGCCACGACACAAAAGAATCTGCAATCTCACAAATGGTTGCATTGAGCCAAGAAGAAGACCTAGAACCCGGTGGGACTCACCCAAGAGACGAACGCAGTTCAGAGGCAAAGAAGCCTAAGCGTAAGTTCAAGGTCAGCGAAAAGACAAAGATTGCACTTGAGTCTAAAGTAAAAGAACACAACGAGAAAATGCAAAAGGCTGGTAAGCCAGAGCACACTCTTGTGAGCTATAAACAACTTGATCGTGTTTACCGCAGGGGTGCAGAAGCTTATGCAGTTTCTCACCGTCCGGGAGTTAGTCGTGCTGCTTGGGCAATGGCAAGAGTAAATTCTCACCTTTACCTACTTAGAAACGAAAAACCTAAAGATCCAAAATATACAGCAGATAACGATCTTCTAGCAGAGAGTCACCCGATGTCAAACAAGTCAAGCAAACTAAAAGAAGTCATGGACAGAGATTTATACAGCCAGTTGCAAGGTGATGAAAAAGCCTTAGTTGATGCGATGTATGCAATTGTGCAAGAGTATGGTCGCTTTGGTGACGAGGACAGCACAGTTTACGTTAGCTACCAGTCGCCAGCTCAGAACGACAACAAAGATAACGGTATCAAGTGCGGTAACTGCGTGTTCCACTACGAAGCCGAGGATGGACTTGCTTGTTCTGCAGTTAACGCAGAAATCCAAGACGGTGGCTTGTGCCGACTAGCGATGATCCCACCGGGATACTTTCAAGAAACAATCAAGGTTCGTGAAGCCGAGAAGATGTACAAAGTGCCAGAAGGCGTACAAAACGCAGCCAAGAGAGCACAAAAATGGATCGGTGACGGCAAGGCAGGGGATGGATTTACTGATACTGGTCGTCGGCGTGCCTCCCAGCTTGCAAGCGGAGGTTCTGTCAGTCTAGATACTGTCAAGAGAATGAAGTCTTATTTTGCAAGGCACGAAGTCGACAGGAAGGCAACGGGATTTAATTCTGGCGAAGAAGGTTACCCTTCTGCTGGCAGAGTCGCTTGGGATGCATGGGGCGGCGATGCAGGTAGGACTTGGGTAAATCGCCTGAATCTCGAAGATGACTAATGAATATCCTCTTTATAGACATTGAGACCACACCGATGACCGCATACACTTGGGGTCTGTGGCAACAGAATGTCTCACTGAGTCAAATTATTGACTCCACTGAAATGATGTGCTTTGGTGCTCGCTGGTATGGCGAGAAGAAAGTGCACTTCAAATCTATTCACCATCACGGCAAGCAAGAGATGCTTGACTCTGTGCACCAACTACTAGACGAAGCTGATGTAGTTGTTGGATGGAATTCAGCGTCATTTGACAGCAAGCACCTAAAGCGTGAGTTGTTGGAGGCTGGCATGATGCCACCGTCTCCATACAAAGACATGGACTTGATGAGAACAGTAAAGTCTCAGTTTAGGTTTCCAAGCAACAAGCTTGACTACGTAGCACAGAAGCTAGGAGTAGGTGCAAAGGTGCAGCACTCCGGTTTTGAGTTGTGGGTCAAGTGCATGGCTAACGATAAAAAAGCTTGGGCAGAGATGAAGCGTTACCAAATTCAAGATGTGAACTTGTTGATTGATCTTTACGAGAAGCTAAAGCCTTGGATCAAGAATCATCCTAATGTGGCTCTTTATGATGGCCTTGAAGACGGTTGCACTAACTGTGGTTCTATGCATCTGCAGAAGCGTGGAGTAGAGAGAACCTCAAGCTCTAGTTACCAAAGATATCAGTGTCAGAGTTGCGGTAAGTGGTTAAGGGGCACAAGTCTAATAAGTAAGACTGCGAAAAGGTCAATCTAATGTTTGGCTGGTTCAAAAAGCGTGGCAAGAAAAATGAGATGCCAGCTGATCCTTTTGATGGACTAGATGACGCTGGTCCTGAGTTTGTAGTTGAGCAATATTTTGATGAAGAACGTGGCTTGACAATATGGGTTGAGCTTGTGTGCACCTGTGGTTTACCAGTTGCGAGAAAAGGCGAAGATAGCTTTTACTGCCTACACTGCGACGAAGGTTGCGAAGAAGATGCAGCTCGCTGTAAGTACTGTCAATACGCCATGATGGACAGAGAACAAGAGGATGAATTCTGAGCGTTCACGCAGAATATGACAAAAATGTCATAATTTTATTGCACTACAATGCAAAATATGCGTGTTCGCTAATATACATTTTGCAGGGGTTCTACTATACATTCCACAAATGTCCGTCTGAAAGCTCCCTAAATGACCGTCTAGTGTAAAACGGTATTGTTTGGAGCGACAAAATAGTAGCGTAGAGTTGACTTTAGCAAATGTAACTTATAAGTTACAGCTCATAGATGTCTGGGTTCTTTTTGGTTTCTGTCGGAGCCTTCTGAGTAATGATCGAAGTCAAGATAGACAGAAATGCAGCTCCAAGCGATACGCTAAGCATGTTGGCCCAGTTGACTTCAAACAGTCCAACGGTTCCAGTTCCTAAGAAAGCCAAAGCAGCCTGTGCCCAAGTCTTTACGGCACGCTCTCCGGCGTAGTTCAAAAATTCTAAGCTAAATAGTTTCATGGTTCAATGTCCAAATCTTTGTTGATCTTATCATCTATTGTACTACCTGCCACATAAGCAGATACTATTATCGAGAGAAGCGTGACACCACCTGTGATAAGCGTCGTCGCCACTTCAGGGTAAATAAAGAACGCCACTCCACCAAAGACAACCATAAATACAGAAACACGATATGAACCATAAATTAGTCGTCTCCGAAACTTCCAGCGATCTTTGGGATCATCGTCTTTACCAGAGATAAAGAACAATCCATCCCACGCAACCTGCGCGTATTTCTTTAGAGTGGCTTTCCGCAGCATTTGCAGACCTCTCCATCTGGCTTTTTAGCCCAAACCTTGCTCAAAAGGCTCCAGATCGATTCTGACGGCTTTTCTACCTTCTCGGGTGCAACTACCTTAGAAGGCTTCTGTTTTGCCGGCTTAGAGGAATCTGTTAGCTCTTTTTTTTCTTCTTTTTCTTTTTTCCCTTGTAGTTCATGCTTCTCCCATGCTTTTATCTTTTGGTCAATAAATTTCTCAGGATCAAAGGTTTTTGCATATCTTGGGTCTGGAGTCTTGTGAGCTGTGAGATGAACGTGGTCGCCTTTACTGCAGGTTCCGCTATTGCCCTGACGACCTACTGGTTGACCAACTTTAACTTTGTCGCCAACTTTTAGTTTGCTCATGCAAGTTGATCCATCCTCGTGATCTTTGCCATTGCACTCAGTTGTATCGTGCTTGTTGCAGTAAAGATGAGAATAGCCAAAGTAAACAGCATCTTCGTCTGTCTTGATAACTACGTACCAACCGAGGCATTTCGAGTAATCAATCTTTGCAACCTCAGCGTCGCTTACAGCACGAAGTAATTCTTTTTTATTAGGACTTGCGTAATCGCAACCACGATGTGGCGACTTTCGATTCTTTGTTGCGCCAAAACGTGAAGTTATTGTCTTTTTTGGAAGAGGGTGTTGCCATTTGTTCATTTGTTATCCCATCATTTGCATTGTTGCAACAACCGCAGCACCCACACCCGCAGTCAGGGCAGCATACGCAACTTTTTCGATCCATGCTGTTTTCGCTTCCTGTAGTTCTAATTCACGAACTCGCTGTGGCAATTGCTCAATGGCGGTTAGCCTTTGTGATAACTCAATGAGCAAACGCTCGTTCTCCAACTGCTTTTCATAAAGCATGTTCATGGTTACACGAGCATGTGGTTGCTCACTGGTATTACTCACGGGCTACTCCTTAGCTGTAATTGCTTGCTATCCAGTCGATTCTTAAAGCTGAATCTGCGCCCGTTCCGCTTAGTCTGTGCACACGAGCTGTGAAGCCAGTCGTGCTTGGTGCACCTGAGAGAGTTACTACATATCCACTGGCAGAAGCACTGCCCTGAACATTTGCTACAACCACTGGTGTGCCCGTAAGTGTCGCTCCGTAGCTGACAAATACATCAACTGGCGTGATTGTATCACTTGGTCCAGTAAATAGCTCTGATCCAGAAAGCACACCAGCATTGTCGGCTGAGTTAGCCAAGTTTGCAAAGTGAGTTTCAAGAGGTGCAATGTTATCGCTCGAAGTCGGGTAAATTACACCTTTAGTAGTGGTTGCCATGTGACTATTCTACCTCATCATTATCTTGTGACATTGCAGCAATAGTTGCCTTGAGAATTGCTATCTCTCCAGCTTGATTTGCAATCTGCTCTTTTAGTGCTGCTACCACTACGTTAGGGTCAATTTGTTGCGCCATTTTCTAATTCCTTTACTCGTTCGTTTAGTTCCTGCACACTCTTGTGTAAGAACATATATAGCTTGTCATACCTAAGCCCCTTATATTTGTCAACTTCATTTGCAGGTATTACTAGATGCTCACCAAGCCCAATATCTTCAAAGTTTTCCAATATAAAACCAAGAGAAGTTGTTTGTGCCTCTTCGTCGGTTCTCACCGCTTCACGCTTGTAGTTGAACGTAACTGGATTGACGGACATAAAGGCATCTGTGTCAAAAGTAAACTCTGTAATATTCTCTTTAGCCTCAATACTAGAAATGGTTGGATTTCTAAACATTGTGCCCGAGCTATTGATAAACAAGTTTCCGTTGAAGCTTGTAGTCGTATTGTTTGCTACAAAACTGTTTCTTAAGGCTTGTAAATCTTGGTCAACTTGAATAATACCGCAGTCAATCTGGGCAACATCTACAATACCGCCAGAGGTAAAGTCAGAAGCTGAAATGCTTACACCAGATATATTGACACCAGAAATATCGCTTGCGTCTATTGTTCCACCAGAAATCCTGTCAGCGGTAAGAGATCCAGTTGTTATGTTGCTTGCGTTTAAATTTGTAACCGTTATCTCACTTGCATCAATTGTTCCAGCAGTAATTTGATTAGCACTAATTTCACCTGCGTAAACATAGTCGGCGTCAATCTGAGTTGCAGTAACAGAGCCAACAACCAAGTTAGCACCGTCTACTTCATAGTCTCCACCGGGTGTGCCTAGTCCAGTTAGTCCATTGATTGCATCAAGTGCGTCAGACGCAGCTTGTTGCGCATCAGCTGCAGCTTGCTGTGTTTCTAGGAATGTTGCGTCTAGTCTGCGAAAGCTTGCAGCTAACTGATCATCACGAGTTGTATTGTTGACCTCAGCTGACCGGAATGCCGTCTCTAGGTTTGCTACTCGCTTTTGAACTTCTCTAGCCCAAGGTTGCGACTGTGCCGATAAGTAGTTTCTACTAAATGTCATGATGCCTCCATAAGTGGTATCACAGTGAACTCATTGAATTTCATCGCCTGATCTCCGTAAGTTGCTTGATCACCAGCTCTTGCAGTAAACTCTGCAAAGGTCTTGCCGGTCCAGATGTTTGTAAAGTCTGTAAAGTTTGCACAAGCCTCAGCAGTCAAGTCTACCTGTGCATCACTAAAGGTTGCGTTTATGATTCTAAACTTGTTTTGCTCATCATAAAAGATTTGGCCAATGCTTTCACCAAATGATCCGCTTTCAGCAAGAGTAATGTTCATTTGCACATCAGGACCACAAGCTGCTTGAGATGCAGCAACGCCCCTGCAGGAAACATCAAAGTCTTTGTTCATAAAGACATTATCTATTTCGCTACCTTCTTCTTGAGCAATGTACTCAATCGGAGCACCAGACAGAAAAGTCTTGCTCTGAGTTTCAAAGAATACTCCTGTGCCAGTTATGTACAAAGCTGGGTAGTCCTCTTCACCAGAACTTTCAACACCGATCTTATAAGGTCCAAGGGTTACTGTTTGTGGGTCATCTGCAGTTGGCAGCTCTGTTGCAGGAGGTGCGACAATAACAATTTCAATCTCATTTGGATTCTCGGTCAAAGAAACAGTCAAACTGCCGCCTTGAGCTTGCCATTGAGCCGGGAGCACAGGTAAGTCATCGCTACCGACAACAACATACTCGCCAGTTGAACCAGTGTATGGCAAAGTAGAAATAGCAGAAACGTTTACTGGTTGGTTGACAGACTCAAGCGAAGCATTTATTTCAAAGCGTTTGATAACGGTTTCTCCGGGATCAACCTGCATCCTGTCGTCAATGGTTACGTTTTCAGTTGCTCCGCTAAGATCTTGTCTATCTCTTTCGGCAATAACTTGATTCACACCATAGCTTGTGCGATAAACGGTAATCTGCTTGCTTTGCTCTGCTTCTAAGTTTGTGACGTTGACGGTCTTTGAAATAACATCATCGCCAAGAGTTATCTGACGGTTTTTAGCTTCACGAAACTCAAGCTCGTTTTCGTTGATGAACATCTCAAGTCCGATGTTGTCAGTGTCGCTAAGCGAAACAGCAGCACACAAAGCCTTTAGGTTTTCCCACAGGTTGCCCTGCCAGCCGATAAAGTTTACGGGGATTGCATCTAGTGTCGTCTGCAGGCTTGAGCTGATCACTGGAGTGATGTTGACCAAGTTGCAGTAAGTAATGATTGCAGTCCACAAAGTAGAGCCAGATCCGCCATGAGGAGGAGCTGTGACCTCGACATTTAGTCGACCCTGAATTGTGTTGCCTGTCACAGAAACTACATCGTCGACAATGCTGACATCTCTGCCGATAAACTCTACCGCACCGTATCTGTCATCTTCTAGACGCAAAGTGTTGTTGATCAGTAGCTTGCTGCTTGGGTGAAGATTGCCGGTGACATTGTTCTGCCTAGCACGAATAGCAGTGAAGCTAACCTGCCCAGCACCACCAGTCAAGTCATCTGGTTCAAGTGAGGTGACATCCTCAGTGTAGGAAAACATCATGAGCGAGTTAGGCTCGATAGTTCCGCTTCCAGTAAGGTTTGTAAGTTTGGTAGCCACTAGACCTCCTGCCAAGTGACGCTCATGCCGATTCGACCCTCGCCAATGTTAGCTGAGTAGTACTCAATCTGCGGAGCGGATGCAAACTCCAATCCTGTCGTTCCTCGACCAGAAATAAATCCGCCCGTTGCTGGGAAGTTGCTTCCCTCTAGTAACTGAGCAATCATTCCGCTCACAGTAAAGACTGATGCACCAGTGTCTGGCTTGTAAAGGTAAATCTCGACCTTAGAGTAAACATCTCCAGAAACGGCTACGTTTGTGCGGTTACTAGAGGTGACGCCAATTACGTTCGCATCTACTGTTGTTTGTGTGCCATCGGTTCTGGCATAACGCTTGATTCGCACACCGCCATCACCTGACCCAACCTCACCATGCCAACCGAAGTGCAAAGTGTGCCCAGTAGGGATAATAATTGTTAGCTTGTCGGTGCTTTCGATTTCGCCAGTGCCTAGTGAGTACTTAGCTGAAATAGTTGGGTAATCGTTTATGTTGTTTGCTGTGTCTACAAACTCGCTTACTGCAAAGCTTGCAATCTCTGGCCAGTCCTTGCGAGTGATTCCGGGAGCAGCCCAGCTAGGTGGCAACAAGTTAGTTGTTGTTGCGTAAGGATCATTCCAGTAGTAAGGGCCGTCACCATAAACGCCGTCAAAAAAGTCCTTGATGGTCTGTAGGCTGTCTTCCATCTCTGGTGCGTTCATTGGTCCCAGCCAACTAGCATCAAAACGCCTTGAGCTGCCCTGTGAGCGGATTATAGATGTCTTACCTGTAAGTAGCATGTTCTCGACAAAACGACCCGTTGCAGAGGCTTGTAGCCCCGTTTGCGGTGCAGGTATGTAAAGCTGCTTGCTTGCATTGCCAAAATAGACTTTACGCATTAGTTCAATCCTCGCTGTGACAACATCACGTTCCCTGCGTTTGCAGACTGTGCAATCTTACCGTTGTCTGCATACAAGTTTACTGGACGATCTGCAACCTGTCTTAGCAAGGCACGATCTTGTGGCGATAGGTAAACAATGTTGCTTCCGCCGCCTGCTACGCCGTTTGTTGCATTAGAAGGCATTGATGCCATTGGCAGTCTTTGCTGGTTTAGGGCATTCATAAAGTCGACACCGTAGGATCGCACAGCAGATGCTTGAACAACGTACTCGCCGTTAGAAAGCATGGTTGGGATGCTGTCGCTAGTTGGTCCACCGGGACCACGAACTCTGCCGCCGTTTTCCATACTGCCAACGTAACCGCCTGCTGCGAAACGCACAGGAGCTTCCCCAGCTGAAGATCCAGATCCACGTATTTGACCAGTAATTGTTCTGAAGGTTCTGTAATCGACACCGTAAACGGCTTTGTAGAAGTCAGACAAAGAAATAAGTCCTCTGTCAAGACCCATCCTAAATAATCGAACATCGCTACCGTTAATAATTGGTCTTAGCTGTGATGCAACACTCGGAACTTTTGTTTCAATAGTTGTGCGTGCAACAAACCCATTTATAGACTTTAGACTTGCTTCGTACTCGTTCAGTGCTTGTTCAGCGGCACTAATGTTTGAGTCAAACTCAATATCCACTCTTGGATCAACCTTGTCTACAGTTTTTATGAAGCCATCAAAAATGCCCTCGTACTTTTCAAGTTCTTCTCTTGAGTATCCGACTTCAGTTGCTTGAGCCATAAACTCTTCTTTTAGGGACCTTATGTAACCCTCGAGCTCTTCGCCTTCCATGCCTGATTCAATTGCTGCTTGAATTAAATTGCCGTACTCGCCAACCAGCCCGATTAAAGCACTTCTGTTTTCTTTCGCTGCCTCACTAGTTCCCTTTAGGGTCATCTCTGATTCAGCTTGTGCTTCTGCTAAGTTTTCGTTTTCGTCAGCAAGCTTGTTGTCAATTTTTGCAAGCTTTGCACGAATAACCGCAGCTCTTTGCTCGTCACCATAACGCTGAGCAACAGATAGCTGATATTCAAGAACGTCTCTGTCTGCAGTCAGCTCTAGGATTTCAGCATTGGCATCTCTAATGGCTTCTTCGGCTTTTTCTGCGTTTTCTGCAATTTTTTCCCAGCCATCGGCAATGTCATCTTGAACTTCGATCTCGCCAAACTCGATGCCCATAATTCGATCAAAAATGCCACCGATGTCCTTCGAGTAATCAGTTACATCTCTTAGTGCCTTGCCTACGCCCCTAATACTTTCAGCACGATCATCATTTGCTTCAGTGTCTGCTTGACTTCCTGCAGTCAGCGCTTGCACAGCCTCAAATGCGGCTATGTTACCTTCGGTAATTCCATCAATTGCAATAGCCTGTTGCAAGTAAAGGCCAATAGCTCTTCTAGTTGCACCATTTGCATTGGCTTGCTCATCGGCAGTTCTTTTTAGGGCACCTATTTCCACAGCTCTACCAGTGTTCACATCGAACAAAAGAGTTGCGAGTCTTGCATAAAATTGTTGCTGTTGAGTTCCTGCGCCTTGTTGCAAAGCGTCAAGCTGATCTAGAGGTGTTACTTCTAAGAATTCTTGAACTTGCTCACGAAGTGTGTCCAGTGCTCCAGAACCGGGATCCTGCATGGCTGCTTCAATTAAGCTGCCGAAGTCTAAGTCTGAGCTTGTGAGGGTTTCGCCAAGTCGTAGTCCCGCTTCATTTGCAGAATCAAACATCTCTGTAAACTGCTCAGTGTTGACCACAGCTTGACCGATTGCTCTAGCAAAGTTTTCGCCAAGTGCAACCGTGTTGTCGTCAATGGCTTGCGTGGAGTCATCGAATGCATCTTTTACATCACCCTGCGAGTTGACAATCTTACTTGCTGCAGAAGCTGCTCCTGATGAAAGGCTGCTGGTTTTATCTAGCTTTGTGTTGTGCAGGGCAATTGCTTCACCGGACTCACGGAAAGCTTCAGTATCCGCCTTGATAGCATCGCTTAGCGTTCTTGCTCCACCAGCTGCAGCTTCTAGATCTACTTGCGTTCTACCTAGCGAACTAAGAGTCGAGACCAATCCAATCACAGTAATTGCAGCAATTGCAGCACCTAAGATTCCAACAGCTCCAGTCAAGCCTCTTGTGGCGACTGTAGCTTGATTGGTTGCTATGATTTCCGCACGCCTTTCAGCAGTCATGGCTTTAGTTGCAACCATATTGTCTAGCTGCTTCTTTGTATAAAACTCCATTGCTCCAGACGCACTTGTTGTGGCAAACAAGGTTCCACGAATTGCGTTTGTCAATCCAGCTATTGGGTTCATTGCGGTCAGTGCACCTTGACCTGTTTTGATCATTGCAACTTGCAAGGCTAGTATCTGAGCCGTTGCGATCTTTGAGGCAAAAGTGACTCCAGCAAAAATAGCAATAAAAGCAGACAAGCTTGTGACAATTGGGATTACAAATTGTCCAATATCTGTTGCTGCAAAGTTTTCAATCTGATTTACAAAAGCAATTAGCCCTTCGATGATTGGCTTTAAGAATTCTCCAAATCCAGCACCAGCAGTTGCAGCAAGAGCCTCAAAAGCGTTGATAAGCCTTTGAACTTTAGCTTCTAAGTTATCTGCAGTGTCTGCATAAGCTTCCGACAAAGCTGTGCCCTCGGTGTAAGATTCGTTAGCATCACGCAGTGACTTAGTGTAAACATCCATGTTTCCAGAAAGCCTTTGCAAAACGTTGATCTCACGAGTTTCGACAATGCCAAGGTTATCTAGCACAGCGGTAAGATTGTCCACTTCGCTCAAACCGCCAACAAATGCACTAAAGAATTGCTCTGGGTTTGTGCGGAATAGATTTCTGGCAGCCTCTTCAGTTGTGCCCATTACTGAAGCGAACTCGCCGATTTTGTCAGAGCTCCCGTCGACTGCACGCTGGATGTCATTGAACAAACGCAAGATAACACCACGAGCTTGCTCTGGTGGAATCGCCAGTGAGGACAGTGCTGTTGACAAACCGATGATTTGGCTTGCAGAATATCCAGCTGTAGTGGCGGCTCCAGCGATAGACTCTGCCATCTTTAGAATTTCTTTTTCAGTTGCTACAGCATTGAATCCAGCAAAAATAACTGCAGATGCTAGGTTTTCAAACTGATCACTAGGCACATTGGCAAGTGAGCTTAGTCGACCAAACTTTTCTGCAGTGTCATCAATTGTGTTGCCGGTAACAGCTGCGAATGCCGCAATCTGCTCAGTAAAGGCAGCAAGGTCTCCAGTTGCAATACCCATCTGAGCACCAAGCGTTGCAATCTGGCTAATTTCGGCAAAGGTCACAGGGATCTGTGTGCTTAGATCGATTAACGCTTCACGAACTCTTTCAAATTCATCACTGCCAAGGTCTAAAGTTGCAGCTCTTTCAACCGCAGTAAATGCAGACTCATACTCTGCAAAAGAAACAACTGCTTGAGCGCTGGCTCTAGCAACTTGGATTGCTCCTGTTGCAATCTGCCTGTAAAGATTTGCCACGTCGTACAAAGCATAACGACCAGTAATCATCGCCTCTGTTTGATCACGGTTTGCTCTAGCAACTGCAGCAGCGGCTGTTCTTTGTTCTTTTACAAGTCGATTTTGTTCTCTCTGGCTTTGTATAAGCCCGTCCATTGTCGATTCTTGTTTCCGCAATGGGCCAAAGGCAAGCTTGCCTTCTTGCACATACTTTTGCTGAAGAGCAACTCGTTTTTGCTCTTGTATAACTTGCTTTTTAGTTTCGGCAGCTATACGGTTCTTCTGCTGTATTACCTGCCTTTGAACTGAAGCTTGTTCTTTTTGCTGCCTTAGAATCTTTGCTTCTTGATTGGCAGGTAAGTTTTCTGGACCCAGCAAGGCCCTCTTTGGCTTTATAGCCGCTTGAGCTTGTTTTTGACCTTGAAGCCTAGCTTGGTTTTCCTGCTTGATGTTCTCCATTTCTTTACGATGGAGTGCTTCGAGAGCTTGCTCAGCTTGTTGTTGTGTGCCCTTTTGTTCTTTACGCTTTTTGCTCTCTGCAGACTTAGCGCCAGATGCACCTTCTACAGCTTTTTGACTTTTAGTCAGTTCCTGCAGTGCTTGATTGGCTTGTTCAACCTGCTGGATAAACTGACGAGCGTCCGCTGTGATTTTTGCGTGGAAACTCGCATTAGCCATATTACCGCCTAAGGATACAGATTACTAGGTCTATTCTACCGCATCGCCCTGTGCTAAATTCTCGTAGAACGAACGACGACTGGGCATGTCAGAGTCGTCATAAGTGTAAGCCAGCACATACGGGTACTCTCCGTAACGCTTTTTCTTACTCTTGGACTTCTCTTCTTTTTCGTTCCACTTGTCAAGTTCCGCTTTAGCAAAGCACTTTGCAGTCTTTACCTTGAACCCGACATTGCTTGCTTCTTCGTTGCGACAGATCCAAATCGGATTACCGCATTCGTTACAGGTTTCATCCTGCAATATCTGGTAAGCCTCTAGTAATAAAAAGTCAAACTCGTTCCAAGGCTCACTTGGCTGTTCATGAAAAAGCATTGAGCAGGGCCTAACGTTGGCACTAATCGCAGCTTTGATCTTTACAACGTAGCCACGATTACCCGGCCACGTTAGGACTTCGGTAAAAAACCTGCGTCTGTCAGCCCCTTAAAGTAGCCAGTTGCCAAAGTTAGCTTCTGCATTGTTGACACTAGCAAGCCCCATGAGTCACCGGGCAAGTTGTTTCGCACAGTCAGCATGTCTTCGTACTCGTAGTGTGACTCGTCGACATTGCCATCTGCGTCTGTGACTCGCACAACGTTAGATGCAACCAGTGAAGTGACGTAGAACTTGAACCAGTCTGACCCATATTCTTCGTCATCTGACTTTGGCTTCTTGTAAAGCTGATCAGCTTTCTCTGTGATTCGCTCTACTTCGCCTTGACCAATTCCACGCATGTGGAAGGTCAGCTTTGACTTCTGCACACGGGTAGCAAGCTCATTAGCTCTGGACTCTAGCTTTTTGTACTCTTCACCAGCTTCAGTCATTTCATTCATCTGATCTTCGATTTCGATCAGCTCAAATGCTGCTTCAGCATCAGTGTAGACAGTTACGTCCTTAGTTGGGTAGCCTCTGCCTTTGATTACTTCAGCGAGATTGAATGTGCTTTGCTTCTGTGCATCCTTGACCATCTCAAGGGTTTCTTCAGTGAGTTTTTCTTCGCTCATTATCTTTTGCCGTTCTCACCCGTTACTTAGAAGCCCCAGCTAGGCGAACGGGCGCAAAACCTAGCTGGGGCCGTCTATAGTTACGCTACTGTGTCTACCTGCACGTTGACTTTACCCTGAGGTGCGAAGTTCACCATGAACTTTACGCTGTCTTCACCCTCGGTGTCATCCATGAAAGCGTCAGCAATGAACTTGAATGCTGATACTGTCTGGGTTGCAGCTAGTGCTGTAGTTGCTGGAACGTTGCATCGCATAACCAAGAATCCGTTTGGACGGGTTCCATCGGTCGATGCCTTGAACGCCTCGTAAGCCTCGTAGTAAGCACCAGTTGATTCTGATGTGATACCACGGAACATTGTTAGGTTTCCAGTAAACTGTGCGAATCCACGGCTCTCAACCTGAGTGGTGTCTAGGATGGAGCGGTCTTCGATACGGTTTGAATCCTGTGAACCCAAGTCGAATCCGTCGAAAGCAATTGCTTCGGTCAAATCAACTGATCCAGTTGCCTCGATGTCTGCAACCTTTGGAGCTGCTAGGAAGTCATCTTCGGTTCCGGTTACGTTGTCTAGTGGGACCCAGTAAACCTTGATCTTACCGTTTGAGGTTGACTTGGTTCCGACAATGCTCTTTAGCTCTGGACCAGATCCAGCGGTTCCTGCAGGCACTGCATAGTTGATTGTAATTTTTCCTGTGACCAAGAAACGTGCACCAAGGCGGATCATTTCTCCATCGCCAACAATGTCGATTGGGAAGTCAGTGCGAACACCGTAAACGCTGATCTCCTGACCTTCTGCGAAGGCTGCATCGTGTGCATAACCAATACGCTTGATTAGGAAGTACTCAACGTCTGCAGCCTTGAACAAGTCGTATGCCTTGTTGTAAACAGAATCTGCAGCTAGGTTCTCGTCACGGAAGCAGTCCATGGAAGCTTCGTAGTTGAAGTAGGTTGGTGTCTGAACATCAGCGTTATCAACAATGGCGAGTGAGTCGTCAGAGTCTGATTCGGTCTGGTTCAGTGTGTAGTCGTCGGTAACGGCTGGCGAAATGTTGAACACCTTAGTGGCATCCGTCAACTCTTCAAGCGTTGGTGCGCTCCAGTCGGCGAAAGCATCGGCAGTAGCAACATAAATGCCAACGTTAGGGCGAAGCATCTTAGTAGCCATTTATTTATTCCTCGTTAGTTTCGATATCGATTTCTGGAGCAGGCTGCTCCTCTTCTGTTTTTTCAGTCGCAAAGTACGACTTTTTTTCTTTCTTCGGAGCAGCCGAAGAAACTTTATTTAGCTCAACTAGATCGCCGCCAAGAACGGGGTGACCTACATAATGCTCTGGAACATTTACAATTTTGCCAGTTCTAATGTTCTTCACAAGAGGCATTTGAGTCCTTTCAATACTACATATTATGATATCACAGTGTTTACTGCGAAAGTAAAGCCAACCTCGCTTGCATAGCGAACTGGACGTGATCCAGTGTCGGGCACAATATAAGGTTTTCCGGTTGTTTCTGGGAACAAAGTACCAGCGTCTGTTGGCTGGAATCCTGTAAGCTTATCGACCACCAGATCAGCCACCTGACGAACTGTGCGTTCATTTGGACCCATGCACACACACTCAACGTAACTACG